GGCGGCCCGCTGCGGCAAGTGGGCGCTTGCTTTTACACCTACTAGACGGGCTAGGCAAAACCCGGAAAGGACGGACCAATGGCTGACAAAGAGAAGCAGCAGGAGAACGAGCAGGAATCGCCCAAGCAGACGGGCACCATCCCGGCGAAAACTGAGGACCAGGACGAGGGCAAGGAACCTGTCAAGACGTTCACGCAAGACGAGATGAACGCGATTATCAAGGATCGACTCGACCGTGAGCGTGAGAAGCACAAGAAGACGCTGGCTGAGTACGGCGACTACGACGACCTCAAGAAAGCCGCTGAGGAGTGGCAGAAGCTACAGGAAGCGAAGAAGTCAGACGCGGAGAAGTGGACCGAGGCGCTAACGCAGAAGGACGAGGCGATTGCCGACTGGCAGCGCAAGTATGAGGAGTCCGAGCGCGAGCGCGTGCAAACGCTGATCCGGGCCGCGATTGTGGCGACTGCCGTGGCGCAGGGCTTTACTGACCCGGAAGACGCTTACCGTTTGGTGAATCTCTCTGAGATCGAGCTGGACGACGAAAGCGGCGAGATTACCGGGGTGAGGGAGCAACTCAAGGCGCTGTCAGAGGCCAAGCCATATCTGCTGCGCTCGGAGGCAACAATGACGACAACAGCCGCCGCCAAGATTCCGACGACGAACCCTGCACGCGGAGGCGCACAGGGCGAGACGGACGAGCAACGGCGCAGACGGCTATGGGGCACAGGCACGACACCCTTTGGCTCCACGCAAGGGGGCGGGCTGCACTGGCCCGACAAGAGTGGGGGGAGCAAGTGACATGAGGTGAAAGCATGGCAACAGGAGCATCAAGAGTAACTGACCTTTCCTCGTATTTCAACAACATCTACGAGGATGCGGTTTTTGCCGTGCGCGAGACAACGTTGGCGACCCGCTTGGTGACAGTGTTCACTGACGGCGCGGGCGACCAGACGAGGACGCTGCCGGAGTACAGCTCGGTGAGCTTTGCCTCAGTCGGTGAGACTGAGGACTTTAGCAACCCGACACGTATGAGCAAGACGGCCCTCGCGACGTTGACTCCTGGCGAAGTCATGGCGCAGATCATCCTAACGGATAGGCGCATCGAGACTGACCCGGACAACGCACGAGCGGACGCGGCCACTGAGTTGGGCGTGGCGGCTGCTGACAAGGTCGATAGCGACATCTTCGGCAACTTCTCGTCTCTGACGGGCGCGACGCTGGGCGCTAGTGGTAGCACCTTCTCGTGGGGTTCGCTGATAGGAGTAGCCCCACTTCTGGCCGTTGCTGCTTAGGGCCAGATGGCAAAACTCTCTCTGATTATGGGAAAACCTGAGATGGCAACCCTTGCCAAGCAGCGAAAGCGTGCAGGCACAACGACTGAGCGAGAGAGCGCCCCGGCAGGGCGATGCGACAGTCTGAACTTGTGGGAAGTCAACCACAAGAGGGAATCTGAAGTGATTCCCCGCTAGGAATTGGGATGAGAACGGCGCACAACGCCAAGGACATAACGGGCCAGCGATTTGGCCGCCTTGTAGCCTTGCGCCGCGAGGTTAGGGGTAAAGGGCACAGAAAGAGGGGCTATTGGCTTTGCCAATGTGATTGCGGCAATCAGAAATGGATTCTTGTAAGCAACCTAACTAGAGGCTTAACAGAATCCTGCGGCTGCTTGCAGCGAGAGCGGACAAGCAAGGCCAATGGGGGCGCAAATAGCCCGCACTGGCAAGGTGGGATAGCACGGCGGCGAGATTTGTACAAGGAAAGGCTCCGCCGTTGGCGCAAGAAAATCTTCAAGCGAGATGACTATATCTGCCAGTGTTGTGGGAAACGTGGCGGCAAGTTGCATCCACACCACATCAAATCCTTCGCAAACCATCCCAAGCTGAGGCTCGACCCTTCAAACGGCATCACGCTCTGTGCGAGCTGCCATCAGAAGTTTCACGCCGAGTATGGGCAGCAGCACAACACACCGAAGCAACTCCAGCAATTCCTAGTCAACTGTAAGTAACAGACAGTACTTCTACGCCGCACTGACCAATCTGCGGATCGACAAAGTGCCGATGCCGTATGTGGCAGTTCTGCATCCGACGCACTGGCACCAACTGGCGACGACCGCTGCTGTGGCCGGGACCGTGACCAACGCCCCCAACTTCCAAGACGAAGTGATGCGGCGCTGGTATGTCGGCACGGCTGCGGGCGTGGACATCTTCGTTAGCAACAACGTTCCGGCTGGTTCTACCAGTACGGACAGCTATTCGGCGATGTTCAACCCTCGCGCACTCGCGTATGACCTACGGCGTGACTATCGGCTTGAGCCGGAGCGCGACGCTTCGGCCCGCGCATGGGAGCTGAACGCGACCATGCTCTACGCGCACGGAGTTTGGCGGCCTCTCTGGGGGGCCTACATCCTCTGCGACGCACAGGCTCCGACGAGCTAGGGGAGGTAACGAATGTTTGGATACAACAACCCCAAATGTGTGACCGTTACCATCTCCGATCCAACGAAGGACAACACGTATCACATCCTGCGCGTTCCGTCCCGCACTGACAAGATCGAAATCTTGGAGGCGTGGGCCGTGAGCGACACGACTGTGACGCTGGGCAACGGCACGGGCGTTGCGCTGCGGCTGTATGACTACGGCACTGCCGGGTCATCGGCTTCGGGCACCGTTTCGGCCTCGCTTGGCGGCACGACCGTGACATGGACAGCGGGCACGCCTAAGGCGTTCACCATCTCCGAAGGGACGATGGAGGACAGCCACTATCTCGTGGTCGGATACGACGAGACGGGCACCATCGCGCCGCTGAACATCACCGTGGGCGTGATCTACGTGGATGGCGTCGGCGCGTAACGGCATGACACACTAGCAGGCCGGGGCTGGTCCTCGGCCTGCTAGAGAACAGGGGGGCATAAATGAATACAGATAGCACAAATCTGAGCGGGAAGGAGGAGCTTGCCAAGGCACCACAGAGCGAGGACAAAGGTCTTCGTATCTTGTGGTGCTCCTGAGCCAACGCTCCTTGGGTTTCGAGTGGATACGGCACGCAGACTGCAACGTTCGTTCCGCGCCTGCAAGAGTTGGGGCACGAGATCAATTACATGGCGAACTACGGGCTGCATGGCGCGGTGCTCAACCTGGACGACAGAACGCGGGTCTATCCTGCGGGGCGCGAGGCGTGGGGCAATGATCTGGTGCGGGCGCACGCTCGCAACATGAACGCGGATATTGTCATAACGCTATTCGATGCCTGGGTGTTCCGCAAGGACATCTTTTCGGCGTTCCGCTGGGTGCCTTGGGCACCAGTAGATCATGACCCTATTCCGCCGAAGGTTGCGGACACGTTGCAGGTGGCCTACAAGCCCATCGCCTACAGCAAGTTTGGGCGTGACCAGATGCAGGCCGTGGGTCTTGAGGCGCTGTACGTTCCTCATGGCATCGACATGGACGCCTACAAGCCTGGAGACAAGGCGGCAGCGCGAGAGAGCATGAAATGGCCCGACGACCTATTTGTGGCGCTCATGGTAGCCGCCAACAAGGACGGGCCGCCATCCCGCAAAGCCTTTGAGCCGACGCTACTGGCGTGGTCGGAGTTTGTCAAGCGCTATCCCAAGTCGCGGCTGCACATACACGCACGCCCGACGCCTGACCGCCTGGGCGTGGACTTGTTTGAGATTTGTCGGGCGCTACAGATTCCGACAGAGAACATCAGCTTTTGCGATCCCTACTGGCAAGCGCTTGGCTTCCCGCAGACCTACATGGTGCGGCAATACCAGGCCGCCGACGTGCTAGTCAACCCCGCGATGGGCGAGGGCTTTGGCCTCCCGATCCTAGAGGCGCAAGCTTGCGGCTGTCCCGTTATTGTGGGCAGTTGGACATCCATGCCGGAGCTGTGCTTTGCGGGCTGGAAGGTGCAGGGTCAACCCATGTGGAGCCACTACAACTCGTGGCAATTCCTCCCGCGCACCAATGACATATACAACGCACTGGTCAAGGCGTACCGCACACGGCACGATGCCGGACTGCGCGAGCAAGCCAGAGAGGGCGCATTGCCCTACGATGCCGACGCCGTGACCGAGAACTACTGGAAGCCCGCGCTGGAAGAGATAGGGCAGATGATCGACGAGGGCGGCGGGCTGCAAATGGTGGACCTGAGCGGATACGAGCCGGGGGCGACCGAGCACGTAGAGATGGAAGCGTAGGTCGTGGCGTGAAGATACAGCTCTTCAATCCGCCAGTGCATCACTACTCCGGCGTCCACTACCGCATGAATCCGCCGCTTGGCCTGCCCATCCTAGCGGCAGTCTTGGAACAGGCGGGGCACAGTGCGGAGGTGTGGGACTTGGAAGCGCTGACCGTGGGGCCGCGCAAGCTGGCGCAGGCGTTCGGCAAGCAACAGGCGGCATGGCCTGACGCGGTGGGCTTCACCGTCACGAACCACAACGCACGGGGCACGCGGGAGAGCATCGAAGCGCTGCGCGGCGTGGGCTACGACAGGCCCATCCTCGTAGGTGGGCCGCAGGTGATGCTAGAGCCAGACGGGTGGGACGCCATCGCCGTTGTGGGTGAGTGTGAGGGGAACATAGCGGCGATCATGGATGATTCCGTGAAAAGGGGCGTGCTGAGTGGCTACATAGCGGGCGAGCCCATGCCCATCGAGGACATCCCCGCGCCGTTGTGGTCAAAGCACCTGCCCAAGCCGCGCGAATACGACGGCAACATGCCCAAGGTGGGCCATCCCGAAAGCATCAGCATGTGGAGCCGGGGCTGCCCGCATCGATGCTTGTTTTGCTCCAATCCTCTCTACAAGGGCCAACGCATCCGCTACAGGTCGCCAGAGAGCGTCAGGGCCGAGCTAGAGACGCTCAAGCGCATGGGCATCAGGGCGCTTTTCGTGTACGACGACGAGCTAGTGCAGGGCTTTGGCGCTCATCAGCGCTGGCTTGTGGGCGTGTGTGAGGCCATCCGTGATCTGGGCCTCTTGTGGAAGTGCCAGGGGCGGTGCAGCACGAAG